AATTGAAGCCTTTTTGAAAATCAACAACAGCATGGGGCCAATAATACAGAACCGGAGTAAGATCATTGTGGGATTCGATCCTGATTTAAGAGGCAGCGGCATTGCTGTTTACGATGTGGCTACCAATACAGTAGTATCAACGCATACACTCAGGCCTTACGAGGCTATCAGCTTTTTGCTTCAACTATACCAAAGCTACGGCAGTCGGGCTGTATTTAGGATTGAAATGCCAGACCAGAAATCTGCGTATGGAGCGAGCAAATTGAAGAAGTCAAGAGATATACATTCAACAGCATTTGGATCAGGGGAAAGCAGCGCTGTTGCCAAAATGGTTGTTGACGAACTCGAGCGGTCCGGGGCATGTATTGAACAGGTGCCAGGCAGTGAACGATACAATCTGTCAACTCCGAAGGCAAGAACGCCGGCAGTTCTTTCCATGCTGCCGGCATTACAGTTGAGATTCCTTCGGACGCATCCAATAAGCAGGGGAATTCCGAGTAAGGCAGATGCAGCACTTGCGCTTGCAGTTTTCCCTACGCTCAAGGATTGCAAGTCGAACAATAAAGAAACCCGCGACGCGCTGTTTCTTGCATGGCCTGAACAAAGGTATTATCATGGCCAGTAAACGAAAATACGGGAAGCCAGGGTATGCCAATACCTTCATCGGATTCAACTATGTGCAGTTGAATCTTCCCTTTTTCATCTTTGGGAAGTGGGGCTATACAGGTAAGTTCTCCGGGGTGAAAGACAGGGCAAAATCATCCAGTAAGGCGGCGCCAGGGGTGATGATACCGATAATGGTTGTGCCACTGTTGTTCCCGTGGTACTTCGAGCAGTTCTTGCACCGCATTTTCCAAGCGTGGCACGGCAAGTTTTACGACGGAGACGGCCACACGGAGACATACTGGCTACCGGCGGTGTTGATTGTTTGGGCGATTTATTTTAATATAAACGTCCTGTACATCGAGCTACTTTACCGCTGCGACATTTCGCCAGTGGGCGCGATGTGGAGGAGTGGACACGCGTCGGGGCTAACCATTTTAGAGACACGGAGGTCTATTCGCTCGCCGCCGCGCTGATGTATCGGGTGTTTGCTCCGGTTGCGGATTGACCGATCCACCCATCCCGGTTAGGTGCATGCATGGTAAGCGCAAAAGAATCGAAGCCCCCAACCCTCGCTGAGATCGCTGAGTCACTGGGAATCCCCAGGTGGAGAGCGAACCAGTTCCAAGCTCAGGGTATGCCGATTGATTCAATTGAATCGGCTCGGGCATGGTGTGAATCCAAAGCGATGAAGTTTTACGAGTAACACCCATGCAGTCAATATCCCCGCCGGTTCATTCCGAGCGGGGATTTTTTATGCGACTTTGACATTCGCGCCACGGTGGGGATTGCAAGCCCGTGAACGTTGCCAGCCTTGGAAATACCATTTACTCCGCCATTTACGGCGATGCTGCCGCCCAAGCGAAAATCCGGGGCGAGTTCTCAACGCTGGCAGTCCTGATTGCAACCGACCCCAACGCATCCGCCCGCATCACAAGTGCAACGGTGAATGGCCAGACATTCACCTCGCAAAGCGCGATGACTAATGGTCAGCGGTTGCAACTCCTGCGCTGGGTTGTCGCCTGCATTGATCGAGGAAGCCCGATCTCCACCACCCAGATTCCAACGTTCTAACCATGGCCATCCTCAACGAATTCGGGCAACCCTACACCTTCGCGCATGCCGCCGACCGATCCAATCGGCGCGGCCCGCAGCACCAGGTGAGGAATGATGACATCGACAAGCTGATTCCGTCGCATGACCGCAGGACGCTTTGCAGCCTGTCAAATCGGCTGTTCATGAATATGGGTGTGCCTCGCGCATGTATCCTCCAAAAAGCTGATTTCGCCACGGGTGAGGCATGGATTCCATCCTACATCGGGCCTGACGCAGACGCCGGGAAAGCCATCTCAAAATTCATGGCGGATGTTTGGTGTCCTCAATGCGACACACGCGGTGGGATCTTCGATTGGTGGAAAATGCTGGAGCTTTCCAGCGTCTCAATCGACCGCGACGGCGAGATTTTCTGGCTGATGGTCAAGGGTGATGACGGGTTTCCCCGGATTCAGCTCATCCCCTCGCATCGCTGTTATTCGGCCCACTCAAGCGACGGGATCGTCGCAGATGAGGGACCGTTTAAAGGCTACCGCATCAACGACGGAATCATCTACTACCGCAGCGGTCGCCCCGCCGGCTACCGCTTCAACGTTGGCACGATGGGAAGCCCAGTCTTCAAGGATGTTCCCGCCGCCGAGGTGATCCATCTTTTCGACCCGACGCACTGCGAGCAGGGGCGCGGACTCCCGGCCTTCACGCATGCGCTGGAGTCGCTGAAAATGTCGCTATTCTCGACCGAGGACGAGCGGATCCGCCAGCAAATCATCTCCCGGCTCCACCTGACGATTTTCAACGACAGCGGCGGCCCCGATCTAGACGACCCGGTCAACAGCCTGGCAGGCGAGGCTTCGTTAGAATCCGGCTTCTCAAGCAAGGCATTCCCCGGCGGCGTGATGTATCTCCCCGCCGAGGGTAATCAGCGCATCGAGCAGATCAAGCACGACAACCCCGGCCCGATCTGGGATTCCTTCCAAGACCGCATCGTGCGTGACGCCGTGATTTCCGTCTGGTCCTACTCCGTATGGAAAGGCGCAGGCCAAGGCACCGCAGAGCGTGGCGAGGTGCTCAAATGCCGCCGATTCGTCACCAAGCGCCAAGGTCAGCTCTGGTATGGTGCCAAGCGTGCGTTTGCATGGGCTTACTCGGTTTTCGCGGAGTCTGGCAGATTCGCCCCACTGAAAAACCCGACCGCATGGAGCTTTTCCTATCCGCCACGACTAACCGTTGACGATGGCCGGGAATCCAAGATGGAACTCGATGAACTCGTGACCGGATCGCGCAACCTGGGCGAAGTGCTTGGCGCTCGCGGGCTAACTGAGGACGAATTTCTCGACCAACGCGCCCGCTCGGTGTGGTTGCGCAAATACAAAGCCCAGAGCATTTCTGACGAACTCAACGCCAAGCACGGCGCGGAAATCACCGTGGAGCCGCGTGAGATGTTCATGCAGACCGCAAACGAGATGGGCGAACAATCCGAAAAGGAGGCGCCTGAACCCCCAACCACTCAAACGAATGAACCTGATTCAGACTGAAAACAAAGCAGGCAAGGTCAAGCTGACTGACGCAATCATGCCTTGGTCCGTTGAAAAACTAACCGAGGACATCGGCAAACTTTTCGGCGCAAAAGCCGCAGCAGAGGGCGCGGACTTCGGTGCGATCACGAATTACGCGGAGAACGCCGTGGATACGCTGGAAATCGAAATTAACTCCCCCGGCGGCAGCATCTTTGACGGTTACAACATTTACAACGAAATCCTCTCATTGCGCGAGCGTGGCGTCGTCGTGACGGCGACCGTTACCGGGATGGCGGCTTCGATGGCAAGCGTGATCTGTATGGCGTGCGATGTGGTCCGCATGGTACCACATGGGAAAATGATGATCCATGAGGCATCGCAAGGAGTCCGCGGTAATGCCGGGGAACTCCGCAAAGCCGCCGACCTGCTTGATGGGCTTTCTAGCGACATCGCTCAGATATACGCGAACCGCACCGGCAAATCGCTGGAAGAAATGCGCACGATGATGAAGGTGGAAACATGGATGACTGCCAAGCAAGCGGTCGACCTCGGCTTCGCAAACGAGGTATTTGACATTCGCGGGGTAAAGCCGAAAGCAGAGGTCATGAGCATCCTCTCAAAACTATTTCCCGGCAACGATGAGGTTTCCAAGCTGGAAGCGTCCTTCGCTGAAAACGATTCCCTCCGCAACGACCTGACCGCAGCACAAGCTCGCATCACCGAGTTGACCGGACTTGTAGAAGCTAACGCATCGCTGCAATCCGAGGTTTCCGCACTCACTACCGCCAAGGCCGATCTTGACGCCGCTCTTGTGACCGCATCCGCCGAACTCGCCGCAAAGGATCTGGAAATCGAAGCCGCTAAAGCATCCGCCGGCCAACTCGCCACCCAGACGCTGGCATCTATGGGGCAACCGGAACCGCTCAACATCGAAGGCGATGAAAAGCCGAGCACCAAAGAACTTTCCCGCGAAGCATTCAATGCACTCGCTCCATCCGCCCGCCTCGCATTCGTGAAGGCTGGCGGCAAACTCTCCTAAATCAAAACCACTCACATCACTGAATTATGGCTAACACCTTATCGAATCTCATCCCTGACGTTTACGCTGCGCTCGACGTGGTTTCCCGCGAACTTGTCGGAGCGATCCCCGGCGTCTCCCGCAACGCATCCGCCGACCGTCTCGCCGTTGGGCAAACTCTCCGCTCGACCGTTGCGCCGGCCAACAGCACCGCCACCTTCACGCCGGGTATGGCAATCCCTGCTGCCGTGGATCAAGCCATCGGCAAAAAGGACGTTGCGCTGACCAAGAACAAATACGCCGCTTTCTCTTGGACCGGAGAAGAGGAGTATGCAATGAATCAAGGACCGGGTTTCCTCACCATCCAACAAGACCAGATCGCGCAAGCCTTCCGTGTCCTTGTCAATGAAATGGAATCCGACGTCTGCACCGCGCTCTATCAAGGTGCATCTCGTGCAACCGGAACCACCGGAACCACTCCATTTGCCACCACTCTCGGTGACTCCGCGCAAATCCGCAAGATCCTCGACGACAACGGCGCTCCGGTTTCGGGTCGTTCGCTCGTCATTGATACCTCCGCTGGTGCTGCTCTCCGCACGCTTGGTCAACTCACCAAGGCTAACGAAGCCGGAACCGCGATGACCCTCCGCGATGGTGAGTTGCTCAACCTCCACGGATTCTCGGTTCGCGAGTCCGCGCAGATCCAGCGTCCAACCGTTGGAACCGGAGCTAGCTTCGTCCTCAACGGTTCGCACGCTGTCGGGGCAACCTCGATCACCGTTAAAACCGGAACCGGAACACTGCTCGCTGGCGACGTGATCACCATCAACAGCAAGAACTACGTTGTTGAAACTGGACGCTCTGGAGTTGGTGCTTTCACCATCGCCGCGCCAGGCCTTAGGGATGCAGGTGCTGACGGAAACACCGTTACGGTTCTCGCCACCGGATCACGCAACCTCGCGTTTTCTCCAAATGCGCTGACGCTCGCCACTCGTCTCCCGATCTTCCCAAGTCAGGGCGACCTCGCTATCGACAACGAGATCATCACTGACCCACGCACGGGCATCAGCTTTGACCTCCGCGTCTATCCCGGTGACGGTATGGTCCTGTATCGCGTTCACGCTCTTTGGGGTTGGAGCGTCACCAAACCCGAGCACGCCGCCATCCTCCTCGGTTAATCTCTCTGGGTTGTATTGTTGGTTTCATGCAGCCGCCGTCTCGGGAAACCGGGGCGGCGGTTTTGACTTTCGCGGAGCGGTGATGATACGAGGCGCATGAGTATCGTTTCCACTTACGCCCGCAGTATGGCGTCACAAGCTTTTCCTATGATCGGCGAAGAGGTTGTCACCATTGGTGTAGTCTCGCTCTCATGCGTCATTAATAGCGCAAGGCATGGCAAGGACTTCTCAAGCGGTGGATTTGAAACGACCCGTAGCTTAACCGCGGTCTGTCAAAGTTCAGCGATGCCGGGCACTTCCATCCTTAAGAAATCTGCCACGGCTCGCGGTCAGGCATACAGGGTCGAGACTGTCGAGCCAAACGGAGACTTTACCACGATCACATTGGAGCAAGTCGAAAAGGCATGAACGCCAAATTCGACATGCCCAAGCTTGAGCGCAGCATCAAGCGTTTCGCAAATGATTTGGGCGACAACAACGCGCAGGCGATTGCCCGTTGGGGCGTCCAGACCTGTCGGGAGTTGGCAGGATCCACCCAGGCCTTCGGAAAGACGACAGCATCCAAGAAAAAGCAGTGGAACAGCATCGAAGCGGGGGCGCGAACCATCCTTAATATCGTCCCGAGCCTAGGGAAGAAAAAGGTCCGGGTATTACGGACAGTTTCGGAAGCCTCTGCATATATCGACTCAAAAAGAACCAGGCGCGGCAGGACTCGCCCCGTCCCAATTCATCACCGACCATTTATCACTGAAAAGCTTTTCGCTGACACTCTGAAGTCGCGGCGACTTCAAGCAGGTATCGCAAAAGGTGGTTGGCTCGGCGCAGGTCAAGATATCGCCGCCGCTCAGAAGGGATCCGACCGCATCAACATCGGCAAGAACTTCCTCGGCTACGCGCAGAAACACAGCTCATTCGGTAAATCGACCCACCCGGTAGCGGGCTGGAGTCCATCCGCGAAGCTCACCAACAAGGCGAGCCACGTTGCATCCAATCACGTCCTCAAAAGCTCGCACATCGAATCTGCGGTGCAGTGGGGACTACGGAAAACCCTCACTTGGTATCGGTCGGCGCTCCGACGCCAAAACCAGAAGCAAAAATCATGACTGTCATCACATCACTCGCGGAATGGATCGCGCTCAAACAGGTTTACCTCCCATCCATTGAATCACTGCCCATCGTTAAGATGGGCGACGACGGCGACCTATCCCCGCCGTTCCTCGGCATCATGGAGGAGTCATCGAGCGACCATGAAACCAACGGCGTCATCCTGCGCGGGGTCACCGACTATCAAATCACATGCGAACTCCACACTGTGCCGGCAGATGAGGATAACGACGGCACATCACCGGAGGACGAGCGGCAGATGCGCCGTGACCTTTACGATATCATCGGAGACGCGGGAGCTATCACATGGATGGATGGGCGGAACAATTCCCGCATATTTGACATTCGGACCGCAGCCCCGACGACAGAGGCAAGCGATGGTCGAAGGGTTTCCCGGTGGAACCTTCAGATCGTCGCCTGTCCCTCTTAACTACCTTTTACCATGGCCGCAACAGTTCACGGAGCATCCCGATTTGGCATCGCAGACGATTCAGCATCCACCGGGCTTCTGCTTGGTGACCTGTCCTATGACTACAGCGTCGAAATCACCTACGCGATGAATCATGTGGGCAACAAGGTTTCGATGGCGCTACTCAATGATATGACGGAGGTGACCGCTTCCGGTGTTGTTGCGGTCAAAGCCACCGGGATGATTGTTGACCTGGGGGATGCGCTGACACTCGCCAATGCCACCGCTGACGGTCTGAATCTCAACTCTCAGAACCTCATCTCCACGCCAGTCGCCAACGCTGGAACTGTCATTTCCGGCGCAAGCTTGAAGCGGGTTAATTCCGACTTCGAGAGCGGTGAAATCAAGGCGATCTTCAATCCCCTCATCGCCACCAACTCACCTTCGACCGTAAGTTAACGGAGCATCCACCATGACAGGAAAAAAGACATTCGGATGCGGCGACATCAACCTTGCGGCGTGTATCCTGACGATGGGAGTCCCCCCCGACTCACGCGACCCGGTTAGTTTGATTGCCAGAGATAACGGCAAGGATTACATCCGCTTCCATTTCAGCGAAGAATCCCCCTGCGGGTTTTACACCCCGGAGGCACTCTCGCACGCATGGTCGAACGTCGAATCATTCAAGTCGGAACATCCCGGCCATGCATTCGGACTACTGATGGATTTCATCGCGCATCGCCCGAATGGCTGCACATCGCAGGACGACTGGATCGCGCACGCGGCGGCGTTCCTGGGACTCCCGATTGATGGAGTGCGCAAGACCTTCCGGGACATTGGCCGCGTATGTATGGCATCGCCTGAGTCTCCGGTTTCCTACGTCTGCGCATTCATCCGCAACCGACTCGATCTAGTGGTCGCGGCAAAGGACCGCCAGAAAAAAGGCGAGTTCGGAAACATGCAGGACCGAGGGAAATCCATTTCCATCATCCCGGCAAAAGCCCCGAAGCGCATCCGCGATTTCCTGCTTTCCCATATCAGATAAGACCATGACACCAAAAAAAGCACAGCATCAATCCGTCATCGACGCCCCGAAGCAATCAGGAAATCACATGCTCCACCCCGCCACCTTCGGCTTGTTGGAATGGCTCCAGGGCAAGCGCAAGAACCCGTTACTTGTCGGCGGCAACGCTGAACTGAAACACGCGGGCGAGCTTTGTTTCGCATTCACGCTCCCATCAATCGAAGTCTGCGCCATCCCCGACGCCAAGCTATCAGGACGGATTCAGGATTTCATGCACTCGCTCACGCCGGCAGAGTTCCACCGGATCCAAAAGCATGCCGAGGTCGAGCTTTTGAAGTTCCAGAAAACCGCCGTGGTGCCAAAAAAAAAGCCGACTCCACCCCGGCAGAAAGTCAAGAGATAGACCCATGCAGCACCGCTTCCATCATCTTCATTCTCGGGCAATGCGGCATCCCGTGGCGCGAGGCTTTGCACGAAATGCCGGTGGGGCTAGCGCATCAACTCATGGCCTGCCACTGGTTATCCCTCGGGCTGGAAATCGAATCTCCCACCGCGTCGGACATGACCAGCAATCTGGAAACCTTTAACGAACTTTCTAACCGGGAACACTCATGGCAGTTGGAACAACTTTAAAAATCAGCTTCGACGGTGCCGCCGTGCAACGCGGACTCGCGAGCCTTAACGCCGGATTCACAAACATCGCGAAGATCGGCGTGACGGCGTTTAAGTCTATCGGCGTCGGGGCTATCGCTGGCGTGGCGGGGATCACCGCGCTAGCTGTAAAGATAAACAGCATCGGCGAGGCAGCTATCTCATCTGACAATCGAGTCAAAAGCATCGTCAAGCAAATGGGGCTTTTCGGCACCGAGGCTGACGAAGTATCAAAGCGGTTGCTGGACTTCGCGGATGTAAGTGCGAGGCAGCTTGGTATTGACGACGATATCATCGCGATGACGCAAGCCAAGCTGTCAACCTTCAAGGAGCTTGCATCAAGTGCTGATGAAGCCGGGGGAGCATTCGACCGGGCGACTATGGCGGCTATCGACATGGCAGCGGCTGGATTCGGCACAGCAGAAACCAACGCAGTCCAGCTAGGTAAAGCTCTGAATGATCCAATCAAGGGCATCAACTCACTCACCCGCTCCGGTATCACTTTTACCGCAGAGGAAAAAAAGATGATCGCTGGGATGGTGGAGATGGGACGGGCAGCGCAAGCGCAAAACATCATTCTGAAAGCTGTCGAGCAGCAAGTCGGAGGAACCGCAGCAGCAACAGCAACCGCAAGCTCTAAGATGCAGGTGTCTTTTTCGCAGCTTGTGGAGGCATTCGCTAAACCATTTTCAACAGGATTCAGTTCGCTCCCCGGACATCTGGAAAGTGTGTTTTCAGGGCTTGTAGCTCAGGCTGAAAGGTTCGGGGCCATCTTCGCTAATTCTATCAGCGACGCCATGGCTGGTAACTTTGATAGATTTATAACAATGGGGGGGATCATCGCTGATGCTGTCATAACGGGTTATAAAGCATCTTTCACTTCCCAATTGCTAGACCTTGGGCAATTCATGAACCAGCGGAAAAACTGGATCACTGGCGAGGTTAATCCAGAGGACGCCGCGCAGGGTGAGAAGGATAAGAATCAAGTCATGAGCGGAATGCGTGATGACTTTTTTGCCCGTATGCGTGAGGCATTCAAAAACCTAGAAGGGACCGGGTCCAACAACCAAGGACTCGTCCCAGGATCCGGCGGGCGCTTCCAATTCGCCCCACCCGGCAGCAACTCACCACTCTCAGACGCCAACGGAAACAAGGTTGTTGAAGTGCTTAGCAAGATTGAAAAAAACACCGCGCAAGGCGCAACAATGTAATGGGAAAACTCTACGGACACGCACCAAACTCCATCGTCCCGCAGGATGATTTCAACGCCGCCCAGAATGAAAACGGCGGGTGGAAAGCCACGCAGTCCTTCCGCATCCGCAAGGGGGATATCGACAACTACAGTGTCAAGGAGGCATTCCCGAGCGGAGCAACGTTGCAATCACTCGATAAGAGCTGCGACGATCTCTTCGCGTTCATGCGTCTGGCTACTATTAAAGGGATTCAGAACATCCCTGGCGGATGGCAGCAAATCACGGTGGAGTTTGTCGGATTCACCAATGGATCGACATCGGAGTTTACGCCACCGGAAACAGCGGCAAGACCGACCTATGGTAAGCGCGGAACATTGAAGGACGCCCCGCTTTATGAGCATCCGAAATGGAAGGCCCTTGAACCTGCGGAGCGATGGGCGCTTGGTTTATTTTTGAAGGGAGACTTCCAATCAAACAGTGCGCTCAACTCGGTTGGAACGTATGAGGAATACGATCTCCGCAAGACTTTCTATCCAGCTATCGACAACGACGGAGACGCGATCACATTTTCAGAAGACGCCATCAAGTTCATTGAGCGCATCGCACAAGGAAGGACGACCTACGAAATGGCGACCTATCAGCACCACCACCGCTGGCAGGGCAACAAGGGCATCACATCCGCGCAGTTGAACAAACTCGGCAAGATCGACACGCCCAGTGGAAACCCTCCGACACCCGGCACCGGGCGCGACTGGCTGCTTATTGGCGCGGACGAGGAGCAAAACGGCAGCGGCGACTTCCTGTTCGACAACGTGCTGACCTACCTGCTCTCCGACGAGGGTGGGCATGACGACTTCTTGCAAAGCTAACCGATGATTATCCGACCACGAGGAACCGTTACCCTACCGAGACGCTCGCACGCAGGACTCGCCTTGATTGGCTGGTGTAAAGAGGTTGACCGCGCCCTTCAACAGCTTCGTGACCGGGTGTTTGAGGTTCCGGCGGGTGGCAGAGGTGGAGGCGTAAAAGCGTCCACTGGTTGCCCATTTGGAGAAATCATCACATGGACAGTCGGCGAAACCACCACGACCGGCATCCGTGGCGGAACCATCCAGGCAGGCGACAAAAACTTCAACGTCCCCAATAAGGAACTCAACCTCGCATCCACCGGAGTCACCCTGATCTATCTGGAAATATCAGTCACCGCCAACCGCGACGACGACGGTGAAATCCTGCTCCCCGGCATCGAAACCAGCAGCGAAACCACCCCCTCTGGCTTCTGGAAATCGGCCTCATGGACGGCGGAACCGGTGACCCAATATCCCGCGAACACCCGCCCACTGGTCACCACCGGCGTCGGCAAGATCATCATCCCGATTGGCAAACTCACCATCGCAGACGGAGCAGCCAGCCTCGAAGCCGTGCGCTGCGGCAACATCGTCATCAACCATTGCGGCGGCACGCTCACCGCTGACTGATATGGATATCCGCACCTCGCAAGACGTGGCCCTGATTGGCTGCTGCCCCTGCCAGCCGGAGGCCTGCGAGGCACCGAGGAAGGAATGTCAGAGCATCAGTGTTGCGGCATGCGGTTTCAGCTTGCCCGCGCTCTCGACTGTTCCGGCGGAAGATCGCTGTAAGATTTTCCGCAAGCGAGAGGAGAAATTTCACCGTGCGATAACTGAAACCGGAGAGGATCCCGGTGTTTATACTTACGTTGGAAGCGAAGACACGACCATCACCGCCACCTACCAAAACGACTATGTGACCATCGGCACGGGCGATGCAGCTGTGCGAACATGCACCACCCGCCAGTTCTCTACATCGTATTCATTCACTGATAACGAAACAACCACGCCAGACGACGAGGAAATCGACCCAACCGTGACGGTATCGGTTGCGTCATCAACCTCGGGTATTGATTCTCCATGCTCTGGAACTTTCTCGGTATCCTCCACAGGATCCCCCGGCGAAAGCGGCGAATACAATATCTGCCCCCTGCCGGGAGTTGGAGAACCGACAGTCGATTGGACCTATTCAACGCTCGGTATATTCACGAAGGTTGATTTGGACACTTTCGGAGCGCCCCCGCTTTTGGACGGTCACATCACCGACACCTTGACTGTAAAGTTTCTGGAACCCGTCACCATCGCCAGCCTGACCGCTGAGATCGAGGTAAGGAAAACCATGATTTCAGGTGAAGACTGGCCCGGCTCGGATTGTTCATCTCAGGTCGAGTTTTCCTACGGCTACGAAGACCCGCCGGAAATCCCCGACCCCGCGCCCGATCCGCCCGATCCTGTGCCTGAACTCGCAGTCGTTTGCGAGCAGGTTTCCACCGTCACCAAAGCCCGCTACCGCGTCGGTATTCCCGCCGGCGCACGCTGGGACGCCACCACCGCCGAATGGATCGCATGGGACGCGGCAGGCGAGGAGGACGAAGAGCGCGGCGACGAACCCCCGAAAACCACGCTCGACGCCGCGCACGCCGCCTGGGTGATCGCGCATGCCGCCTGGACTGCCGCCGACCCGGACGAACGCGGCGAGGAACCGTTGGAGCCGACGAAGCGGACCACCTACGAACTCCAGTGGGATGAGGTCTTCTTCCCGGCGGAGTGGGAAGCATGGCGAACACTCAAAGACGCCTTCGATGCCGCGACTGCCGCACATGCAATCTGGGAGGATGCCGACCCCGACGACCGGGGCGACGAGCCCGTCATCCCCGATGACCCCGGCGCGGAACCCTCGCCCGCGCCATCGCTGGTCACCTCGCGCTCGTGGGTCTATGGCGGGACCGCAGAATGGTCCGGGTGGTTCGAGATCGCCGTCCCAACCGGACCAGGCGAAACCCGGGTCGTCAACCTGCTCGTCATCTGTTACCGCTCCGCAGCCCTCGGCCAAAAGCCAACCGCGCACGGGGAGGTCTATGAACTCTGAAGCCCCGTTGTGGCCGCGCCCGCGCAAGCGTGACACGAAGCCCCCGACGTATGCCATAGGGACTCCAGAGAAGCCCGTGGGCATGGTGATCGCGCCACCGCCACCCGGCGCGTCCACGGTGGCGCGCTGCAAGACCTGCGGACCAACCAAGCAGCCCGCGCTTTGACATTCGCGGGGCATTGGCGACACCCTGCGCATGGCTAAGATTTCAGACGCCCGAGCGACTTATGGGCTACAGGCGGCAGGGATTCACACATCATCCGGCGTCAGCGGCTCAGTTCAAATCGGAACCCAGCAAACACAGGTTAGATTCCCGACTGCCGACGTTGCTTATTCGCTCCGCGCCATCTTCGCGGGAACCGCAGACAATTTAGTCATCGACCTGACCGATTGCGACACGACCGGAAGCACGGCGTTCGTGGCCGGCACCGCACAGGTCGAAACTGCCACCATCACGGCAGCATCCGGCGCGACATCAAGCGGGACGATGACGATGGTTTTGACCTCCGCAGGGATGACTGGCAGCCCGCTCAACGTCCCGGTTGCGCTCGTCACCGGGACGCACACCACCGCCGCTCTAATCGCATCCGCCGCCCGCACGGCCCTATCCGCAAACGCCGTGGTCGCCGCCCGCTTTTCCATCGGCGGAACAGGCGCGAATATCGTGCTGACCCGCAAACCAACTTCGACCCGCGCCGTCCCGACCGGAACCCTCAACCTCTACTCTGCAAACGATACCCTGCTCAACCTCGCGATTCCAGCGGGACTCGGAGTGACCCTGGCCGCCTCGTCCGCGAACACCACTTTAGGAGTTGTCAGCGATGGGGTGAAAATTTACGATGGGGACGGCAAAGACTTTGAGGGGGATGCTCTAATTGCAGTCGGCACGATCAACGGATTGTTGATTAGCGCGATTGGACCAGTTACCTATCAATCAGGGGCTTCGGCTTACAAAGGTGAAATAATCGACGGGGGTATTCTTTTGCAATCCGTTCTTGGTGATGCCATCGGCGACATGCCGATAACCTTTACCGCGCAAGAAGACGGCGCGGAACTAACAATCACGGTAATCGGAACATCCGCCTAATGCCCTGCCGCCACCCCATGACCACCGCCCGCAATTACATCATCCTCGTCGGCTGGCTGGTGCTCACGCTCATTGAGCTGGCATTTACAAAATCACCCACCCACACCCAATGACAATCCCGACCGAATGGATCCTGATGGTCCTCATCGCCCTCGCCACCGCTATCTCGACGCTGGCGGCAATCATTTACCGCTCGCTCGCCACCGAGATCGCCAACCTCCGCAGCATCGTCGCCAAGCTCCAGGATGATGTGGATCGACTCAGCAAGGGCTGCGGACTCGGGACGTGCCTCTATAGGAACCGCCAACCATGAATCCATTCCCCGACAAGCTGCGGTTTGAAGACGCAGGCATGCACAACGGCGCACGCCTGTTTATGCTGCTCGAACCGTTCCGCTATTTTTCGAGCTACGGAACGATAGCAGTCCCGGCTTTTTTCGTGACCGATGGCGCTTCGATTCCCCGCACATTTCACACCTTCCTCGGCCCATTCGGCAGCTACTTCCACGCCGCGATCATCCACGACTACCTCTACTCTCCGCGCAACGACCAGTTTGACCGCTACGAAGCCGACGACATTTTCAAGGAGGCGATGTATAACGCAGGTGTTCCATGGACGATCCGGGGCGTGATCCATCGCGCTGTCAGACTCGCCGGATGGAGACATTTCAAAGGTATCGCAACACTCTAACTAACCATGAATTTCCAAGCACGCTTCGGCGCGACACAGAGTAATCTCGGCGTCCAGTTTTACAACGCGGCAGGCACGCTGCTGGGGTCACGCATCATCGCGGGCATCGTCGCCATGCCCGAGGTTGGCACCTATGGCATCACCGCCACGCCACCGACAGGCGCAGTCGGGATCTACTGGAACGACTCCGTGACGCTCGCCACCGCCATCGGCGAAGTCGGCAGTGATTCCGATTACCCAACCGTCGAAGAAATCGTCGCCGCCGCCGGTGGCATCTCTGCCGAGACTGCCGCTGCTCTCGAAGCTGCCGACCAGATCATTCTGGCCTCGCTATACGTCCCCACCGAATCCCCCGTGCTGATCATCCCGGCACCAGACCCGGACGAATCACTAACGGTGGCGTATATCTACACCGAGTCCATCACCAACGAGAAACGCGCAGGAATCGAGATCACCTTCCGCCTGGTATCCGTCCCGGCCAAATCCGAGCGGGTGCTGGAGATTGCCGCCAAGACGATGACCACCGACGCCAACGGTTATGCGCGAATCACGCTCCAACGCGGCCACCGCTACAAAGTCACCTGCCGCGAACTCGGGATTGATTCCGCCGTGATTGCCACCGTGGGCGACACCCTCAACCTCGACACCCTCATTTCATGATCGCCCAACGAGTCATCTATTATTTCCGCGATTTGCTCGACATCAAAGCCACCCGTGCGGCGGCGGCATGGTTACGCCTCAACAATGACGGAACCGTGAGCGAACGCACGGCGGCGCAGACGCTGGGGGATCTTGGAGCGGCGAGTCTGACGGGTGCGAACACCTTCACTAGCACTTCAAATTCTTTTACCCAGCCGCTCTACCTCAACA